TAATACTCTTATAAATAAATAAAAGAGACTAAACAAAAAAAGTATCTGAAAAGCTCAGACACTTTCTAAAATATTTCAACTCAATTATAGCATAGAAAGGGAAAAATGGAAACAATCCAAGTAGTAAGAATTAAAGATGTGATTATCGAAAAAATCTCAGCAAACGATCAAGAGTTAGAGAGTATCTTTGGTTGTACTAAAAGACAAGCTAGCGATATGAGGCGTGAGATGAAAAAATTGCCTAGTCAGCAAAAGCATCTTAGGAATGATGGACAACTAGTAACCATTAAGGGGTTTGACGAGTATCTAAAATATCGTGGTACTCAATCTTGGAAAAAAGAAATAACAAAAACGAGGGTAAAAAAATGAACGAGCCAACAGTAATGAGTCAACTTTTAGGAGTTGCAGCAATCTTCTTATGTGTATCAGTTGCAATGATTTTAATTGCAGGTCAAGAGCAGCGTGAGAGAGCAATTAAACGTAAAAAGGCTGAGCGTGATGCACTAGTAATCACCGTGTATCAAGAGGGACTAGGACAATTTAATAATATTGCCCGTGAAAATCTCAGAAAGTCAGATAAAAAATTTACGTATGACACTCAAAAGCCAGAGGGCTTACGCCCGGATTTAATCGGACTACCAGCCCCTAGAAGAATGAGAGGGTAAGGTATGACAGTTAGTCGAGGCATGATAGAGCAAGAGATAAACGTATTAAATTACATTGTCAACCGCTGCTCTTATGAGAAACCGGTTAGAGGCAAAGAGATCAGAAAAGACCTAAACCTATCAGAAAGAGATTTTAAGACAGTGATTGAGAGCTTGAGAGTTAACTTTGGGCATCCTATTGTGGGCTTAAAATCTAAACCGTTTGGATATTACATACCAAAGAACGAGGAAGAAAGACAAGCGGGCATAGCACCTTATCGCCGTCAAATTCAAACCGAGCAAAAAAATCTAGTGGCAGTAATGCAGATTGACCTAGACGAATATTGGAAAGCGTGAGGTTTAACATGTTTGACTATGACCGAGATATAATGCAGCCTCAAGAAATAAAAGAAGAATATGATCCTAGCGAATTTGTCTATATAGGATGCGGTCAGTATAGATATATTGGAGATGAAATATAGGCATATCGTAGAACGCTCTAAAATCGCCTGTACGCAATTTTAGAGTACGGGTATATAAAATATCGAACGAGCAATAAAAAACGAATAGAGCCCCTAAAATTTAAGTCTGAGGGGCATAGGAGAAAAAAGATGACAAACTTAACTTTTCCAGAGTTGCAACAAAAAATGCAACTAGAAAAAAAGAAAGCAAAAGATGTAAAGTACGCTTTTCGTAATGCTGAGGATATTTACACGGCATTTAAAGAATTAAAAAGCGAATGGATCGTAATTTTAACGGATGAACTTTTTGAGATGTCTGAGAGAGTATTTGTAAAAGCAGTTGCAACGGCTACAAAAGGGGATGAGGTTTATACTTCAACAGCCTTTGCTGAGTTAGGCAATGTACCGGTACTTAACACTCAAAAGGGACAATTCAAACAAATGCAAGAGCCTCAATGGACAGGGGCAGTAAGCTCATACGCTAGAAAGTACGCATTACAAGGGCTTTTTGCAATCGGTGAAAAAGATGTTGATGAGTACCCTATTGATGAACAAGTTCAGCAACCACAAAATCAAAATGTAACTCAAATGTATCAACAAAATCAGCAAGCAGCGCCTCAAAATACTCAAGGAAAGCTCATTGATAATATCCAATATCAAGCAATCAATGAACTAGTAAGCGCCTTGTCTGAGGCTAAAGGAGTCCCGTTTGATACAGTTGCTAACTTTATCTTACAAAAGTACGGGCTATCAGATTTTCACAAGGTACAAGCTGAAAGCTATGAGGCAATCGCTAGCTTTCTATCCGAGCAACTAGAAAAAGCAAACGCAAAGAAAGGTAAATAAACATGGTAAAAGACGTAACTAACTCAGCATTAAAAACAATTCAAGTAGAATACACGCCGGCGATTATTAAAGTTGACCGTGAGGCAATCGAGCGACAAGTTGAGGCAGCGGTATCAAAATATTCTGGTAAAGAGGTAACGGCTGAAAACTACAAAGAGGTTTTTAGTGAGCGTACTGATTACAATAAATTGATTGAGGCCTTAGACAATGAACGCAAAAAAATCAAAAACTCAATCAATCAACCGTATAAAGAGTTTGAGGCTTGGTTTAAAGAAAAAGCACTAGATCCTCTTAAACAAGTTACTGAAACAATGAAAAACGGTTTAGATGCTATTGATGAGCACGAAAAAGAGCTCAGACTAGATATTATCCGGGGTACGTTTGAACAAAAGAGCGAGCTTGCCGGTATTGATAAAGACTTTTTCAAGGACAAATACGAGGCTTACTCACTTAAAAAATACTTTAAAACTGGTAAATACGAGCTGAAAAAAGAAACTCTTGAGGAGATTGACAGCCTTGTATTGACTGAGTATGACCGCTTGGAAGAAGAAAAAGCAAATAAACAAGCCATCCATGAACTAGCTAAAGAGTATGCTTTACCGGCTGAAAGCTATATCAGACACCTAGAGGCTGGTAAGACACTAGTTGATGTTTTCAAAATGATGAAAGCTGATAGAGATGCTGAGGCTTTACGAAAAGAGCAGCGTGAGGCGGCTGAAAAAGCAAAAGAGGAGCGCCTTGCTGAAATTAACCGCCTTGCTCAAGAAAATGCTGAGGCTGAAATTAAGGCATTTAACGCTGATACAGGCGAGATTATCGAAAGTGGGACAATTACACCTCAAACACAAAACGAGGGCTCAGAGGGGCTAAAAACAACCTCAAACGAGCCTTTGACGGTAACAATGCTCTTAACTTTACACGGTGGACAAGAGCAGCTAGAAAAATTGAAAGAGTATCTTGATGATAACTTTATCAGCTATGGAATTTTAGGAGGCCAATAATGGATTTTAATAAATTGATTGAAAATGTCACAAGCTGGGCTGTTGAGAGAGGAATTGACAAAGAAAGCCCTCTCTCTCAAATGCAAAAAATCCTTGAGGAGTACGGGGAATTAAACGGGGCAAAACACTCAAGCAATCACAAAGAGCTTGAGGATGCAATCGGTGATATTATGGTTGCTTTAACCGTGTTTACCGTACAGATGGATTTTAATAAAAAGGATATTATGCTAAACCCTCACAGGAACGGCTACACCAGATATGAGAGAGGTGAGATCTCAACGGAAACATTACTCTTATATGCAACTAAAGAAATTGGTTTAATGTCTAGCAAGTTGCTTGACCTGGTATTCAATCCGGGTATTATCAACACGCTTACACAAGTTCAATTTCATATCCGCAATCTTACGGGTATTCTCTCTAAAATTGCAGTAAATGAGGGGACAATGCTTGATGCTTGTTTTGAAATTGCATGGAATGAAATTAAAGACCGTCAAGGTAAAAAAATCAATGGAAAATGGATGAAAGAGGAGAAATAAATGATTAACAATGTTGTACTTGTCGGACGAATGACAAAAGAGGCTGAGTTACGATACACGCCGTCAAATATCGCAGTTGCAACTTTCACGCTAGCGGTAAACCGTGATTTTAAAGGCGAAAATGGAGAGCGTGAGGCTGATTTTATCAATGTTGTATTGTGGAGGCAAGCCGCTGAAAATCTAGCAAATTGGACTAAAAAAGGCTCTTTAGTTGGAGTAACAGGGCGAATCCAGACAAGAAATTATGATAATCAGCAAGGGCAGCGTGTATATGTGACTGAGGTTGTCGCTGAGCGGTTCCAGCTTTTAGAAAGCAAGGGAGATAATCAAGGGCAAACTCAACAAAATGCAGCTCCTAACTTTGCTAGAAACAACAATCCTTTCGGGGCTACAAATCCGCTTGATATTTCAGATGATGACTTACCATTCTAGGAGGAATTGATGCCAGGTAAAAAAATGACAGTTTGGGCGTTATTTGACAGCGGTAATGGTAGCTATACAAAAGGCGTAAACGCCCTGAATAGTTCGGGGGGGGCGAACATTGAAATACATCCAATCGGTATAGATATTGAAAAAAAGAATAATCACTTTATTAATCTAAATCTTGCTGATTATAACCGGCTTTTTGGAGATAATACGCTTTTTGAAACACTTGACAAGTTACCAAAGCCGGACTTAATTATAGCAAGTCCACCTTGTGAAAGTTGGAGTGTTGCGAGTGCTATGGATAGAGGTAATGCTTGTTGGAAACAAGAGCAAGGGGATGGATTGTTTGAGCCTCAAGTACCTCTTTCAAAATTTACTGTAAGATATGCTAGTGATTTTGAAAATTATCAATATTATCCAGATAAGCAGCTTATGAAACGGATCAATGGAGAGTTATGTGCTTTCAATACAGTTGAAATCATAAAACGATATAAGCCAAAATTTTGGATAATTGAAAATCCTGCCTATGGAAGATTGTGGGAATATATCGAGGTTGTACTAGGCTTTAAGCTGCCTTATGAAAACCATACAAGATATAACAATTATGATTATCCTATAAGCAAACCTACACGCTTTAGTGGGAATATAAACTTAAATTTAAAAAATGAAAAAATACCAAACGAACTAGATTTCAAAAGAGAGTTTTCGGGTTCGTATAATGAAAGGTCAAATATCCCTCAGAAATTAGTGATAGATATATTTACTAAAATTTACAATAAATTTTTGATGGAGGATAAGCATGGTATATCCTAAAAAAGAGTACGCCCTTTATAAAGGCGATAATCTGTTAAAAATAGGAACGGCTGAGGAAATTGCTGAGGAACTAGGAATAAAGAGAGAAACAGTATTATTTTACAAATCGCCGGCCTATAACAAACGTACCAATCCGGATAAAAGCTTGAGATTGGTTGCATTAGATGAGGAATGATATGGAAAAAATTAGTATTAAAGTACGTGTTAATATGCAATGCCCTTATTGTGGTTTTTGTGGGACTATGAAAGCTTATACAACGCAAAACAAAAAGCCTTGTCCAGTATGTAATGAGTTGATTTTTTTACGATATGCAACAGGGGTAAGAGGTGAACTAGATGAGCATGGTTACTATTATCATGCAAACGAGCCTTACAATATCGAGGAGATCAATAAAGAATACGCTGAGATGTTTGAGGAACAACCGAAAAAACAAGCTTTCACGATAAGACAGCAAGGCCAAGCATGAAGTGGATAGTATTAGTATATATCTATCGTCCCGGTGGTATTGTCAAGTATAAAAAGCATACTTTTGATACCAAGAAACAAGCTGAGGATTTTAGGAACAAGCTAAAAAGTGCCTCAGAGATGTACTCAGTAAGTTATAAAAAGGAGTGAGTAATGGAAGAAATCAGAATACTAGATGCTTGTTGTGGTAGCCGTCTGTTTTGGTTTGATAGAAACGAAAAACATACTACATTCATGGATGTTAGACAAGAAAAATTTGAGATACATAATAAAAAAGTCAACGTTGATCCTGACGTTATCGGTGATTTTCGTGACATGCCTTTTGAAGATAACACATTTAATCTAGTTGTGTTTGACCCGCCGCATCTAAAACAGGCTGGAGCTAATTCGATAATGAAAGCTCAGTATGGTCTACTAGATAAAATTACTTGGTCGGAAGATTTGGCCAAAGGTTTTGAAGAATGCATGAGAGTTCTTAAAGTTGGAGGCACGCTAGTGTTTAAATGGTCTGATTGTCAAATCAACGTCAAAGAAGTGCTTAAAGCTATACCATTCAAGCCATTGTTTGGACAACAACGTGGGACAACTCATTGGATGACTTTTGTAAAATTTGAGGAGCGTGAGTAATGGAAAGACACGAATTGATAAACAAATACGAAAAAAGACTACAAAAAGAAAATCCATCTAGGATAGAACAACTATATTGTGAGATTATCCGTGATTTAACGGGGCTAGAACAAACTAAGGTAGAGGTGCCGCAATTTGTGGCAGCGTGGATTGAGAAATGTAAAGCAAAAGAAAAAAGATTGCTTACAGCTCTATTATATACGCCGGAGAAAGTCAATAGCTGGGTGGATGATCCAGATAATCAAGAAACTTTTGCCCTTGCTTGGATGTTTGGCTACACAATCAAAAAAGAGCCTAGATATTTTGTGGAGATTAAAGCGACAAAACACTACTTCGCAAAAGATGGGAACGGAAGAATATTTTTTTCTTTAGCATACAAAGATTGTTTTACAAAAGCTGAGCTAGAAAAAGCCGGTTTTGGCTGGGTATTTAATTGTCCCGGTATTGAGCTCTTGGAGGTGGAGGAATGAGTGAATTTCTAAAAGAAATCGGAGCAACAGCATTAATCTTCTCAATAATTGGTACATGTTTCCTTGTTATTTGCAAACTTATTGAATGGTATTTTACATGGCTATTTTCAATTTTTCCATTTAAAAATAATTTAATGACGTTTTTGTTAGCACATGCTCTTGTTTTCGGGGTGCTGTTCTTTCTTTTAGGGAGTTTAATTGAACTAATCTGTAAAAGAAAAAACAAAAAATAAAGTTATAGGAGGAAAAGAAAGATTGAAAGAGCTAGTTTTAAGAGTGCTGATAGCGTGGAGTTTGATTGTTACATGTTTGCTCTTTATCCAGAGAGGCATGATAGAAAGCAGAAAAGACCTTATCGTTATTTACAAAGCTGATAATAAAGGTGCGGAGATAAAAGGTAAGGTAAGCAGCAAAAAGCGGATTGGAGAGCTCTATACACTCACGATTGATGGCAATACTTATATAGTATCTGAGGAGAAATATAACAAGGCTCAGATAGGAGATGAGGTAGAAATTTGAAATTTTTAGATTTATTTGCCGGTATAGGTGGTTTTCGTCTAGGTATGGAGTCAGCCGGACATGAGTGTATAGGCTTTTGTGAGATTGATAAGTATGCAAGAGAAAGCTATAAAGCAATACATAATACAGAGGGAGAGCTAGAGTTACATGACATTACAACAGTTACAGATGAATTTATTCGATCAATCGGATGTGTGGATGTTATCTGTGGAGGATTTCCGTGCCAAGCTTTCAGCCTTGCAGGAGCAAGACGAGGTTTTGAAGATACACGAGGAACTTTGTTCTTTGAAATTGTCCGGTTCGCATCTATTCTCAGACCTAGATATTTATTCCTTGAGAACGTTAAAGGACTACTCAACCACGAAAACGGAGCTACATTCGAGGTCATCATTACAACCTTGGATGAACTGGGGTACAACGTGGAATGGCAAGTGCTTAACAGCAAGGATTTTGGAGTCCCCCAAAATAGAGAGCGTGTGTTTATTATCGGACATCTTAGAGGAGAACGTACCAGAAGAATTTTTCCTATCAGTGGAGAAAATCAATCAGCTAGTAGTCAAGCAGTAAAAAGTAATACTATAAAACAATTTGGGGTATTGCAACCTAATTTTAACAACAACGGAGTGGTTTACGAAACGGACGGGACAGCACCAACATTACGAGCGTATCAAGGAGGAAACCTTGAACCTAAAATTATTCAGCGTGGCCGTGGGTATAATAAAGGCGGAGAACATAGCATCGCCCCTACTTTAACTAGCAATAGCTATCATGAAAACAATGTTTTAAAAATAACAGAGGCAACCTCTCAAGGGTATGCTAAAGCACAAGTTGGCGATAGCGTAAACTTGTCACATCCGAACTCTAAAACACGCAGAGGGAGAGTTGATAAACAAATAGCAAATACTCTTTTGACAGGAGAGAGTCAAGGAGTGGTAGAGCCTGACTTTAGAATTAGAAAACTGACACCCCGTGAATGTTGGAGATTACAAGGTTTTCCAGACTGGGCTTTTGACAAAGCACAAGAGGTTAACTCTAACAGTCAACTATACAAGCAAGCTGGCAATAGCGTGACCGTGAATGTTATTTCAGCGATTGCAAAGGAATTGTAAGAGATGAGGTAGAAATATGAAAGTCATAGAGGAAACAGTTGAGGCAAATATATCAAGTCCGTTTGAAATTAAAGAAAAAAAGAGATTTTTTGCAATAAAATCGCCGTCAAAACTTTTCATGGAAAAGAATATTGATGCTTTCAAGGAGGGTAAACATGTATTTTGATTTTGTTTTACCAAGAAATACCAAGCAAAAAGCTCTTAACATGGTACTTAACAGTAATGATCGTTTTCATAACAAAGAAAAAGGTAAGATAACAAGGCGTATCCGTAATTTTGCCTACTGGCATACCTCAATCAGTAAGGATAAGAAAAGGGCTGCTTTTAGTCCCTCAAATCCTTGTGAGGTTGTGGTTACGGTTTGCAGTCCTACAAAAAGTAAGTTAGATCCTCCTAATTTATATCCAACAGTCAAGGCTATTATTGACGGTATGACAGATGCCGGTATTTGGACAGATGACAATTATAAAGTTATCAAAGCTATCACTTTCAAGTATGGAGGCTTGAGTAATGAGAAAGGATATTATAAGCTGATTTTTGAAATTAAGGGAGTGAAAAAATGACAGCTAGAGAAGATTTACAACACTTTGCAAAAGTGCTCAAAGAATGGCGTGAGGCTCAAGGTTTAGATGAGCAAGAGGCCGCTGAAATTCTAGGCGTGCATGTTGTAACAGTTAGAAACTGGGAGAGGGCAGAAAATAAACCTAGTTTTATGAAAATTAAAAGGGTTTGTGAGGCTCTAGGTTGCAAAAGTGAGGAGCTGTTTCCTAAAGAGGCAAACACCTTTCCAGAGATTTTAAGGAAAAAGCGTGAGGAGGCCGGCTTATCTCAGCTAGATCTAAGCGAAAAAATAGGCTATCACGTAAACACTATCAATTTCTGGGAAAGTGGAAAATTTAACCCTAGCAATTTTGCCTTAATTGATGTATGTGATTTTTTTGGCCTCCCTTATGACATTTTGAAAAAAACGAGGTGAGCAATGACAAAAAAGAAAATAGAGCGATTATCTGTTATCCATAGGAGAGAGATAAATTGGTTGAAGTGGTACTTTTTAAAAGATAAAGATAGCCGTGGAAAGACAATCCTTGAGCAGAAAATACATGAGAGCTTTTTGCAAAATAACATAGATAAAGCAGCATTTTTAGTAAACCTAAAAGAAGTGACCGCTGAATTTGTTAAAAACTCAGATGAACGGATGCTAAAAGCTATCAAAGAGGTTTATGTATATGAAAATCTCAATGTGATAGGCGCTTGTCAGTCTATCCTGTATTTGAGCCCTAGTCCAGCTTATACTCATATCAATAAATGGTTTGATAGGTACTTTTACTCAACTTATAAGTACATCCCTATTAAGAGATAAGTAAAAAATCCTAAGCTTATGTATCTATAATCAGATATATAAGCTTTTTATGAAAGGAGAAAGATGGACAATTTACAGATTGAGTACGTGGACATTAAGACCGTAAAGCCTTATTACAGGAACGCTAGACACAATGACGGCGAGGCAACCGAGAAAGTGGCAGCATCTATTAAAGCTTTTGGTTTTCAACAGCCTATCCTAGTTGATGAAAACAATATCATTATCACAGGACATACAAGGCTCAAGGCAGCTCTTTCTCTAGGTATAGACACAATACCTATCGCTCACGCTGTAAACCTCACAGATGAGCAGATAAAGGCTTATAGACTAGCTGATAATCGAGTTGCTGAGTTTTCAACGTGGGACTCAGAATTATTAAACATAGAGCTTTCTCAATTTGAAACAATAGACATGGCTCAGTTTGGTTTTGAATTATCAGTTACAGGGCTCAACTTTGGGAACGAGGAGGAGCAGCAAGAGGAAACTGAACAAGAGGAAGATGATGAGGATTTTCATAGAGATACAACCATAAACCAGTACAATCTTTTTCATTATGACGATACAAGAGTTGACGGATTTTATAACATGCCTCAAATCGAGGGCGTGGATCATATCCCTAAAGATTTTCAAGGCTTTAATTATGTTTTGAATAAACCAGATTATAGCTCATGCGTGCATTTTTTCCTTGATGATTATCAATTTGAAAGAATATGGCAAAGACCGGATTTTTATATTGAAAAGCTGCTAGAATTTGATAGTGCCTTAACTCCAGACTTTAGCTTATATCTTGATATGCCTATTGCTATGCAAGTATGGAACATTTACAGGTCAAGGTTAATAGGTCAGATTATGCAAGATTACGGGCTAACAGTTATCCCTACTGTATCGTGGGCTAGTGAGGAAAGTTTTGATTTTTGTTTTGACGGCTTACCTAAAAACTCAACACTTGCAATCAGTACAATAGGCGTAAAGCAAAACAAAGAGCAGTTTGAGATATGGAAAAATGGAGTTACTGAGATGATAAAGCGGTTGACTCCAAAAAGAATTGTAGTATATGGCGGAAAAGTGGAGTACGATTATAAAGATATAGAGGTTGTCTATTTTGAAAATGCGACAACGGAAAGGATGAAAAACAATGGGAGGTAGAGGTGCAAGCATCAAGTCGCTTATTGCAAAATATGAAAATCATAAAAAGAAAATAAGCAATAGCTCAAGTGCGATTACAAGAGCTGAGCGAAAAAAACTCATTGAGGCTGGTTATTTGAAACGAGAGGAGAAAAAAGCAACTCCTAAAAGTGAGAGTAAAATTTCTTTTGACCGAGCAAAAGAAATTAAAAACTTTAGTAATCATGATTACAGAAAAGAAAATACTCCAAGAGGGGCTAAGTCCTTTGCTACAATGTTTCAGAAAAATGGCAGCTTAACAAAAGGCGTACTAGCTCATGGTGAGGAGTATGTAATAGCAAAGTGGGCTAATCAAAAAGGTTATAAAAACCTAGATAAAAAATCAAAATCTGATATTGGCAAGATTATAGGTGAGTACGCTAAAGGGTACAATCCTAAATTATCAAGAGTAGTAAACTCTCATGAGTGGGACTGGTATAAATATTGATAGAAAGGATGAAAGAAAGTGGCACAAAAACTAACTAAACTAAAAGATATTTTTAAACATGTTTCAAGTATTGACCTAGGCAATGAGATTTTATTTGAGGATCTTGAGCTTTACAATAAAGAAACAGAAACAAGCAAGCAATATAAATCTATCGAGGAGGCAGAAAGTGACCTATCTTTGATGGAAAAAGTAAATAAAATCAATTTTACTCTAGGCGGTGGCCGTGGTGCAAATTCTAGTAAAAAAGGGAAAGACGGTAAATATCCGGGTTTTAGTGGTGCTGGTGGTGCAAGAGATAGTGGTAGCTCAAAAGCTTTGCATCCGGCATCATTGAACAATCAAGGGCGCTTTTCAAGTGTTGAGGGAACTATCCAGACATTTATTAAGAAACACGGTGGATCTAAAACAGAATACAGTACAGCGGTTGACTCTCAAGGCTTTGCTCATAACTATGTACACGGTGGGAAAAACAGCGTACAAATTTTGCCAATCTCTGGCGGATTTACAGCAATCCATAACCATCCGAATGGCAGTAATTTCTCAAGTACAGACTTACATAGCTTTGCAGCATTAAAAGGCATGAATACACTAGTTGCAACTAACAGCTCTAAAGCGTACCGAATTACAAAAGGAGCTAACTTTGATGCTAAGGGCTTTGATAAAGCGGTGAGCAAGTCACGTTTTACTACAAAAGATTACAATAAAGGAGCTGACCTATGGCTCAAGAAAAACGCTAAAAAATACGGGTACACTTACTCATACGAGTAAAAAGTATTTAAAAATAGCGTAAAAATACCCTCTTTTTACCATATACAATGAAATCATAAGTATAAAATGCTTGTGATTTTTTGTTTGAAAGGAGGTTTAAAATTGCCTAGAGATGGAACAAAAAACCTAACTCCAATGAATAAGCGAAGTTTGGAGGAACAGAAAGAACTCCAAAGAAAAGGAGGTAAAGCATCCGGCATAGCTAGGAGGAAAAAAGCGGATCTAAAAAAAGCTTTTGAAACTCTTTTAGCTTTGGATGTTACTGATAGCAAAATAAAAAAACAGCTTGAGGAGATGGGCATGGATGGTAACAATGAGGCCTTGCTTGCTTTTGCTACATTTCAACAAGCGGTAAAGGGCAATCAGAAAGCAACTGAAAACATAATCAAACTGACAAATACCAAAGATAGGTACGATATACAAGAGCAGAAAGAGCGTATTAGAGCACTCAAGCACGATAATAGAGAGCGTGAGGAGGCTGAAAAAGGCTCAACTGAAACAATCCAGATAGTTGATGAGTGGGTTGAGGAAGTAAGGGGGGCAACAGATGACCTTTAAAGTACAGGAAAATATTAACCCTCATTTTAAATCAGTCTGGGTATCTAGCTTGCCTTATAACGTGCTAAAGGGTGGCCGTAACTCTTTTAAATCCTCAGTAATCGTACTAAAACTAGTGTATATGATGCTGAGATATATTATAGTCGGAGAAACAGCTAACATAGTTATCATCCGTAAGGTTGCAAATACCATACGAGATAGTGTTTTCAATAAGGTTTGGTGGGCTTTGAGCTTGTTTGGTATTGATAGACAGTTTAGTAAAACGGTAAGCCCGTTTAAAATCGTACACAAAAAGACAGGCTCAACATTTTACTTTTACGGTCAAGATGACTTTCAAAAACTCAAGTCAAATGACATAGGTAATATTATAGCCGTATGGTATGAGGAGGCCGCTGAGTTTGCAAGTCAAGAGGATTTTGACCAGTCAAACGTTACTTTTATGCGACAGAAACACCCTAGAGCTAAGTTTGTCCAATTCTTTTGGAGTTATAACCCGCCCCGCAATCCGTATAGTTGGATCAATGAGTGGTTTGAGAGCATCAAAACGAATAAGAATTATCTAGCTCACTCAAGCACTTACCTAGATGATAAGCTGGGCTTTGTTACTGAGCAAATGCTAGAGGATATAGAACGTATCAAAGAAAATGATTTTGATTATTACAGATACTTGTATCTAGGTGAGGCGGTCGGACTAGGTAACAACGTTTATAACATGAGCACCTTTCACCCAATCGAGGCTTTGCCTAGTGATGATAGGCTTATAGGTATATGCTTTGCCCTTGACGGTGGGCATCAACAATCAGCGACAGCGTGCTGCTCTTTTGGTATCACGGCAAAAGGGAAAGTGATTTTACTTGATACTTGGTACTACTCACCAGCCGGGCAAGTGAACAAGAAAGCACCTAGTCAGCTCTCTAAAGAGATATACGAATACATGAGCTCAGTTATAGACAAGTACAAAGTGCAAGCCTTACAGTACACAATAGATAGCGCTGAGGGGGCTTTACGTAATCAGATGTTTCTTGATTTTGGATTGAGATGGCATCCAGTCGCTAAGCTTAAAAAAGTGACTATGATTGATAGCTTTCAGTCTTTACTTGCTCAAGGGCGTTTTTTCTATCTAAATATTGAGAATAACAAGATATTTATAGAGGAGCATAAGATGTACCGTTGGGACGAAAAGACAATAAAATCAGACAATCCAAGCGTTATAAAAGAAGATGATCATACATGCGACACGGCGCAATACTTTGTACTAGATAATGCAAAATTGCTAGGCTTACGTGTTGGCAATGGATAAGGAGGCAAAAATGAGCCTATTTCAAAAAATTAAAGACCTATTTAATCAAGGGAGATATAACATGCAAACAGCAAACTTAAACAGTATTTTAGAGCATCCGAAAATTGCAGTCACTCAAGCAGAATATGATAGAATTTCACGTAATCTGGCCTATTATCAATCACGATGGGAAGATATTACATACACAAATACAGATGGCGATATTAAAACCCGTAAAATGCAGCACTTACCAATAGCAAGAACGGCATCTAAAAAAATTGCTAGCCTTGTATATAATGAGCAAGCAGTTATTACAGCTAAAGATGAGGCATTACATAAGTTTTTAGATACCATGCTTACAAATGACCGCTTTAACAAAAACTTTGAGCGATACCTTGAAAGCTGTTTAGCACTTGGTGGCCTTGCTATGCGCCCTTATATTGACGGCGATAAAGTCAGAGTAGCATTTATACAAGCGCCGGTATTCTTACCACTAGAGAGCAATACTCAAGACGTTGCGAGCGCTGCAATCCTAACTAAAACCATTAAATCAGAGGGCAAGAAAAATGTTTATTATACTCTTGTCGAATTTCACGAATGGATCACAAAAGACGGGCAAGAAACAGGCAGTACAAAAGACAAGAGCTTATACCGTATCACAAACGAGCTTTACAAATCTAACCAAGAGGGAACGCTGGGAGAGCGTGTTAAATTGAATGAGCTAGATAAGTATGCGACACTTGAGCCCGTGACTATTGTTAAAGACCTATCACGCCCGCTATTTACATATCTTAAAACACCTGGCATGAATAACAAAGATATTAACAGCCCGCTAGGCTTGTCTATCTTTGATAATGCTAAGACCACTATTGACTTTATCAATCGGACGTATGATGAATTTATGTGGGAGGTTAAGATGGGACAGCGCCGGGTATTAGTACCAGAGCAGCTAACTCAACTTAAAGTACAACAGAAAGACGGCTCAATAGAATTTAAACGCCGTTTTGATGTGGAGCAGAATGTTTACATGCAGATTGGTACGGGAAACATGGACAGCGGCGGGATTGCTGACCTTACAAGTCCTATCCGTGCTAGTGATTATATTATGGCTATCTCAGAGGGGCTAAAACTCTTTGAGTTACAGATTGGCGTATCTAGTGGCATGTTTACGTTTGACGGGCAAGGCGTAAGAACAGCAACAGAAATTGTCAGCGAAAACTCAGATACTTACCAGATGAGAAATAGCATTGTAGCGCTTGTCAAACAATCAATCAAAGAGCTTTGTGTTTCTATGTGTGAACTAGGAAAAGCCGTGGGATTATATCAAGGCAAGATACCAGAACTAAATGATATTTCTGTAAACCTTGATGATGGAGTATTTACAGATAGACACGCTGAGCTTGATTATTGGATGAAGATGGTAGCGGCTGGCTTTGCAACTCAAAAGAGAGGTATTGCTAAAACTCAAAACCTAACAGATGCGGAGGCGGAGAAAGAACTGGCTGAAATTAACGGAGCTTTACCACCAGAAACAGATGCAGACCTAGCAATCTATCACAGCAAGCAAGAGCAAAAAGAGGAGGAAGAAGATGACAAAGGTTAAATTTGGAGTTACTAGCGTTGACTACTCAGCAAGCATTGAAGATACACCAACATTAAAACTAGGTTTAAGGCTTAGAGGGACTGGTAGATTAGAGGCCTCCTCAGTTATTAAAAAACTAATCAAAGACATTTCAGAGCTTGAGTACGAACTAGAAGAATAAACTGGTCAAATGGTCGGTTTTATTTCAAGAGAGGATTTTTGAATGGAAAAAAAGAGAAAACAACTCACTATTAACGATCAACAATTCTCTTTGCAGATGCAAGGCGTGACTGATATATACGCTAGAATGCAAATAGAACTCTTTGACAGAATGATAAAACGCTTGAAAGAGCGTGGCAGCGTGGACTTAATGAGAAACCCGTATATCTGGCAGTTAGAGAAACTAAACGATATGCACTTACTCAATGAGGCAAATTTGAAGATTATTGCAGAGCGTACTCATATTGCAGAGAGCCTTTTGAGAAAGGTAATTGAAAACGAGGGCTTAAAGGTTTATCAAGATACCAAAGAGCAGCTTGAGGAGGATTTAAACCAGCCTAAAAGCGGGCATATTAAGAACGGCGTGACCGATAGCCTAGAGGCTTATACAAGGCAAGCCGTGAGCGATTTAAACCTTATCAATACAACTTTACCAGAGAGTTTACAAGCTGTTTATAAATCTATTGTCGAGGAGGCAGTAGCTCAAGTGGTAGCCGGTACAAAAACAAGTAATCAAGCTTTAAATGATACTATCATGAACTGGCAAAAGAAAGGCTTTACCGGATTTACAGATAAAGCGGGCAGAGAGTGGAGAGCTGATAGCTATGCAAGAGCAATCATTAAGAGCACCACTTACAAAGTTTACAATGAGATGAGAGTGGCGCCGGCTGAGGAACTAGGCATAGATACTTTTTACTATTCTATGAAAGCGACAGCAAGGCCGGCATGTAGTCCATTACAAGGGCAGATAGTCACAAAGGGCAAGGGTTTTGAAATAGACGGTATAATAGTTTATTCTTTGTTTGATTATGGTTACGGAACGGCGGGCGGATGCTTAGGTATTCATTGTGGACACTATCTAACTCCTTTTATCATTGGAGTAAACGAATTGCCAAACCTACCAAGCTATCTAAAGAACTTGACACCAGAGCAAGCTGAGGAAAATGCACGGATAGAGAGCAAACAAAGAGGCCTAGAGCGATTGATAAAGAACCACAAAGAGCGCTTGCATTATGCAAAGACTTTAGAAGATGAAAAACTGATTGAAAGTGAGCGCTTAAAAGTGCGAATGTATCAAAATAAGATCCATAGCCTAGTGACTCAATATGATTTTCTTACTAGAGATTATCAAAGAGAGAAACTTTACTAAATAAAAAGAGGGTATTGCAACAAGCAAGCCCTTTTTTAATGCTCAAAACAGTAAAAAGTCCCTATCTATCAAAGGTATAGTGAAATAGTAAATAATATTTTGCTTTTAAGTGGGAGTTAACCACTTTAAAAGAACTAGGAGGTACAAATGGCATTTACAACCGAGGCATTACAAGAGTTAGGATTGACTCAAGAGCAAATTAAGGAAGTTTTTGCTTTACATGGCAAGACTATCAACCCTTTAAAAGCTGATCTTGAGGAGTCAAAAGGAACGCTTGAGAGCCTTAATAATCAATTAACCGCAACAGGGCAGCAACTTGAGGCTTTGAAAGCAGATGCAAACACTAGTGAAGAAACAAAGAAAGCACTAGAAAGCTTACAGTCTGACTATGACAATTACAAGGCTAAAGCTGAGGCCGAGCTTGCACAAACTAAAAAGGTTAGTGCTATCACGCTTGCCTTGAAAGATACCAATGCTTACAATCCGGATAAGTTGATGAAATTCATTGATATTGATGCTATCGAGCTTGACAAAGACGGCAAGCCTCAACTAACAGAAATCATTGATGGACTGAAAGAAAGTGATCCGTACCTTTTCAAGCAAGAAGATGATACCCCTAGCCCTACAATTTTGCCGCCGGGCAATCCACAAGCCGGGGGCTCAGAAAGTAATGATCCGTTCCAAGCAATTATTGACGGATACGGAAAATAAGGAAAGGAGATTATCATGTCAGGTAATCAAAACAACCCAGCCCGCCGCTATGAGAAACAATATGCGGGTATTCTTGAAACAGTTTTCGGAGTGCGTGCTGCTTTTGCAAACGCCCTAGCACCTATCCAGATTTTGGACGGGGTACAAGAAAACTCTAAAGCTTTCTCAGTTAAGACAAACGGTACGCCGGTTGTTATCGGAGAATACAAAACAGGCGCAGATGATGGCGGCTTTGGTGAGGGTACAGGTTCACGCTCACGTTTTGGTAAGCTAACAGAAATCAAATACGATAATGCAGATGTTGACTATGACTATACTTTGACAATCCATGAGGGACTTGACCGTTACACAGTCAACAACGATCTTAACGCTGCAATCGCTGACCGTTTGAAATTGCAATCAGAGGCGCAAACACGAACAATTAACAAGCGTATTGGTGACTACCTTGCAACTAACGCCGGTAAAACTGAGGCTCTTGCTGATTTGTCAGATGAAAAAATCAAGGCATTGTTTAACAAGGCAGCAGCTTATTTCACTAACAATGAAGTAACAGCGCCGGTAACAGTTTACTTACGCTCAGAACTCTATAACGCAATCGTGGATATGGCCTCAGTAACAACCGCTAAAGGCTCAACTATCTCACTTGATGAAAACGGCTTGCCTAAATACAAAGGCTTTACTTTGGAAGAAACACCAGAGCAATACTTTAAAACAGATACTATTGCTATCTTCTCACCTAATGGCATTGTTATCCCGTTTGTAGGTATCTCAACAGCCCGTGCTATTGAGGCAGAAGAATTTGACGGGGTTAAATTGCAAGCAGCTGCTAAAGGTGGTACTTACATGTTGGACGATAACAAGAAAGCTGTACTCAAGGTTACAGGTACTATCGTTTAAGGAGGTAACTAATGGCAATCTATCAAGCAACAAAAAATATTTACTTTTCTCAACTTGATAAAGCTGTAATTGTTGATGATCTTATTGAACTTGATGAGGCTTACGCTAAAGAAGTCAATAAAAATCTTAAAGACACTTTCCTGGATGTAAAAGAGGTTTTGGTATTGGTTGACAAAGCCGGTACTCTTGAGCCGGAAGAAGATCCTATCGAAGAAGTGGCAGCGGATGAAGAATAAATAAGGGGTGGAAACACCCTTTATTTTTAAGGGAGGTTTACATGACTTATTTAACTCAAGACGAATACTCAGAGCTAGGCTTTGATGAGGTCAGCGATTATGAAAAACTAGCAGCAAGGGCGAAAATTGCAATAGATCTATACACAAACGGCTTTTATCAAAAAGGCATTGACTTTGACAAAGAGGTAGAATATCGCAAAAATGCTGTAAAGCTTGCTATGGCCTTTCAAATCGCTTACTTAGATGCTAGTGGTATCTTGACAGCGGATGATAAACAACTTACAGGCAGCGTATCTATCGGGCGTACCTCAATCTCATATCAAAACGGAGGCAATAGCTCAAGCGGTCAGCAATTCAATCTTAGTTTAGATGCTGAGAATGTACTGAAACAAGCGGGCTTTAGTCTTATTGTGGGAGTGGACTATGATAGATAAACGCTTACTCAAAGATAAAATCACGGTCAAAAAGATAGCTGAAAAAAATGATTTTGGAGATGAAACATACTCAGAGCCTATTGTGGTTGACTCAGTAAGGTTTGACCGTTCAATAGCTGTATCGGGTAGTCGAAGTACAAAATACAATAACTCTAAAGTAAGGCAGAAAGCTGGGGTTATTTATATCTATCCTAGTATCTCAAATGTACTAGTTAATGATACATGGCTTGAGGCTATTGTAAATGATGGTGAGCGTGATTATACAGTAACAGGGTATCAACCTAACTATATCAACGGCAAGCCTTTTAGTTTTGAGGTGGAGGTAATCTAATGAGTATCTCTATCAAAGTTGACTTGCAAGGCGTGAAAGATAAGTTTTCGGAGGCGGCTTTTGCAAGGGGTAAGTATGAAGTGGCTAGTCAGATTTTGCTAGATGCTGAGGAGTACATACCCTTGAGAGGCGGAGAGCTGAGAGCATCCGGCTATATCGAGGGACAAGGTACAGCGGTTGTCTATAACACGGTATATGCAAGAGCTCAATTTTACGGTACTAATGGCATTGTAACCTTTAGGAACTATACAACGCCGGGAACTGGTAAGCGCTGGGATGAGAAAGTAACCGAATATCATTCTGATAAGTGGGCACAAGCATTTTTGAAAGGGGCTAGAATTTGACACAAAATAACGATTTTCAGTTAGTGCTATTAAGTCACTTGAAAACAATGAGCTTACCACTTACACCCCGCCTAGATTATTTTGACGATAACAAAGATGATCTAGTTATCAATCAAATACCGGGTGGAAAGGTTGATACAGTATATATGGACGGCACGCAAGAGGTATCTTTGCCGTTTGAAATTGCTGTAAAAGCTAAAAAGAACAGCCTAGCAAATGAAATTATCTGGGATGTAACTAGTGAGCTTTCAAAATTTGACTTAGTGTTACCGAGCGCTAACAACTCATACGAATATCTAGGTTTGGAAGTAAGCCGTCCAGCCTCAAAAGGTAAAGACTCTCAAGGCTTTTATTATTACACAATAGAAATTGTGGCAAAAATTGTAATTGAAAGGAACAAAGAACAATGACAAGACAAAAAAACGCCCTACGTGGGCACTTTGTAGCTCCATACAACGGAGGAACTGAGCCAACCGGTGAAAGTACATGGCTAGAGCTTGCAAAATGGATCACAGATGTATCAGATGATACAGATGAGAAAACAGAAGATCAAGCCTTTTATGACGGTGACGGTACAGAAGAAACAAGTGTAATCAGCGTTAAAGGTGCTTACACTTTTGAGGGCACTTATGATCCAGAAGATCCAGCACAAGCTCTTATTGCTGCTATGAAGTATAAGACAGGGGACGAGCGTAAAGTATGGCATAAGGTTGTACAGTCTGATAAAAAGAAACAATTTGTCGGAGTTGCAACAGTAACAGAAATTAAAGCCGGCTCTGGTGCTGCGGCTGATTATGAGGCTTTCGGTTGTAAAATCTCTTACAATGCAACACCAAAAGAGTCGGCTATTGTCGGATAAAAGCTTTTTCAAGGGCGGGCAGTTAAGCCTTGCCCTTTTTTAAACAAGATAAAGGAGTAATAAGATGTCAGAAATTAAGATTGAACTAAAGCGTACAGGGTTCCCGGTAAGTATCGGAGAGGTTGATTTATGGTTTGACACAAGTCAAGAAAGTTTGATGCGCTTTTTCGATATGGAAGAAGAAATCCAAAAGCGCCTTGTCCAATATGAGCTTGAGGTATTAACCGCAAATATTGGTAATAAGATTGAGCGTGACGGCGTAACAAAAGAGGTTGTTGCTGGTGCTATTGATATTGAGAAGAAAAAAGTTGAGATCCAATATGACCTTATTTTCGGTGATGGCACTTTTGATAAGCTCTATAAATTCTATCCGGATTTTCACGCTTTAAACAACGCTCTAGAGGCTGCTAGTGAACTCATGTATAAAAAACTTGAGGAGATTGCAGATGAGCATAAAAAAGTAGTTAAAGAGCGTGCTAATCACTATCTTAACAAAGGCAAGAAAGCTCCTACAAAAAAGAAAGCTAACACAAAAAGCAAAAAGAAATAAGGTGTAATCATGAAATTAAATGATGCGCTGGTTACTAGTTTTTCAATCGGTGATAACGAGTACGATATTGACCTTTCTTTTAATAAAATCCTTGATGTTTTTGAAATCATGAAAGAAGAAGAACTAAATACAGTTGAAAAAGCTTATTTAATCGTACAGTTGCTAACTGGTGAGGAACTAGAGGATATGGATGAGGTGGTTGAGTGTTGGATCTATATTAAAGAGCATTTTTTGGATATTCAAAAAGAGATGGTTCAATATGACTTGTTAGGAAACCCCGTACCTCAAGCAAATGCTGAGGATGAGGAAGAACAAGAAAGAGTAATTGACCTTGAGCAAGATGCTGAGTATATTTACGCTAGCTTTTTACAAGCTTACGGTATCAATCTCTTTAAGGCTCAAAATAGGCTATCGTGGGTAGAGTTTAAAGCGCTCTTAACCGCCTTACCAGATAATACTATCATGCAACAGATTGTACAAATCAGAGCATGGAAACCCTCAGACGGAGGGGACAAGAAGAAAATGAGAAAATTACAAGCAAAATATAGGCTAGGAGAGGAGGGAGAATAATATGGCAGATGGAAAAGTTACCATCCTAGTGGATGTGGACGGTAATAAAGTAAAGGTTCTTAATGATGAGCTTGATAAAGTCAGCAAAAAAGGGGACATAGGTAGTAAGTCACTAGGACAGTTTGCCCTTGTCGGTGGTGCTTTTAAACTAGCAGCTAAAGCAGTTGACTTACTGGTTGACTCTTTAGGAGGTGCGATCCAGCGTTTTGATACGCTAGAAAGCTTTCCTAGAGTAATGCAAGCTATGGGACACAGTACAGAAGATGTAACACGCTCAACTAAAAAGCTTGC